TCACTGGTTGGCGCGGATGTCGTCCTCGACCTGCTTCAGGGCGGAGGCGAGCTCGTCCTTCGGGGTCTTCACGAGCACGGCCGAACCACCGGACGCCTCCTGCAGTCCGTCGGTCACCGCCTGCGTGTCCTGGAAGATCTCGACGAGCTTCTGGTAGGTCGGGTTGTCGGCATCCTCGGCCTTGGCGGCGAAGATGTTGATGTACGGCTGCGCGCTCGGGTCGCTGGGGTCGTCGGTCGCGAGTGCATCGTCGAACTTCAGTCCGGCATCCTCGACGAAGTCGTTGTTGATGATCGCGGCGGCCACATCGGGCAGCGACGTCGCGGTCAGAGCGGCGTCGAGAGCCTCGACCTTGACCTTCGAGCCGGGCTCGACGTCGGCGGTCGTCGAGAAGACCGACCCGCCGTCCTTGAGCTCGATGAGGCCCTGCGCCTGCAGCACGAGCAGGCCGCGGGCCTGGTTGCTCTCGTCGTTGGGGACGGCGACAGTGGCGCCCTCGGGGATGTCGTCGACCGAGTCGTACTGCGTCGAGTACAGGCCCAGCGGGTACGTCGCGGTCGAGCCGACGGCCACGAGGTCGTCGCCGGCGTTCACGTTGTAGGTCGCGAGGTAGATGATGTGCTGGAACTGGTTGAGGTCCAGCTCGCCCGCCGAGAGTGCGGGGTTGGGCTGGGTGTACTCGGTGAAGTCGACGATCTCGACCTCGATGCCCTCGTCGGCCGCGGCCTGCTTGTAGGTCTCCCAGTAGGGGTCGCCCGCGCCGACGACGCCGATGCGCACCGGGCCGTCCTGTGCGGCGTCACCGGCGTCGCCGGAGCCGGCGTCCGACGCGCACGCGCCGAGCAGCAGGGTCAGGGGGAGGGCCAGGGCGGCCGCGGTCAGAAGTCGCTTGGACATGAGTGGTGCTCCTCGGATCGGGCACCGCGGGGCGGTGACCCGCCCGTGCACGACCGGAGTCGCGCTCGCCTCATCGCGGTGCCCTCCGACGGTAAGCGCCACGGGTGGACGGGGAGTAATCGTCGCGTAACACGGCGTCTCCCGATATAAGGGCGTCGGCCGCGCCGCCGGTTCGCGGCGGGGTCTCAGAGCATGTAACATTGCTGATCGTGCATCGCACAGCGACGCGCGCCGCCTTAGCTCAGACGGCAGAGCGATTCACTCGTAATGAATAGGTCAAGGGTTCGATTCCCTTAGGCGGCTCCGAAATGAAGAGGCCCCGATCCCGTGGAAACACTGGGATCGGGGCCTCTTCGCTTGTGTCAGGCGAGGGCGCTTGCCCACGATTTGCCCACACTCGCAGCGCGGGTAGCGGCGTCCATCCGGTCTGCGACAGCCTCGAGGTCATCAGGGAACAGGTCCGCGTACGTGTCGAGAGTCATCGACGCGGACTCGTGGCCGAGCATGTGCTGCACCGCCTTGACGTTCGCGCCGGTGCTCACCGCGATCGAGGCGGCAGTGTGGCGGAGGTCATGAGGCGTGATGCGGGGGAAGGTCGGATCGGCTGCTCGAGCGCGCGACACAGCGCCTTCGAACCATCCCGTGCCGACGCGTGAAGGGCGAAGGTGCACGAGACCGTCGCCGAACAGCAGCGAATCGGGTCCCTTGCCTGCGGTGAGCTGCACGAGGTACGGCTCGAGGAACTTCGGATAGGGCACATGACGGTGCTCGGACGACTTCGGGGTACCGAGGTGGATCACCCCGTCGACCTGGACGGCGTTCTCCTCGACGTGTAGCCGCCGCCGCACCGTGTTGAGGTGGCGGACACGCAACGCGGTCGCCTCGCCCCAGCGCAGCCCCGTGTAGGCGAGCACGAGCACGAGAGTGGGGTAACGGGCCTCGGCCGCCAGCTGGTGCACCTGATCGATCGTGAGGTAGGAGCGTCCCGCCTTGCGCTTGAGCTTCTTCGGGAGGTTCCGGAGTCCACGCGCCGGGTTCTTCTTCATGCGGCCGTCGTCGATCGCCATGTCCAGGATGCCGGCGAGAACGCCGAGCGCGCGGAGTACGACGGTTGCCGACTTGCCCGAGCGCTCGCCGAGGGGCTGGCTGAGTTGTGTCACCCATTCCTGCACCTCAGATGGGACGATGCTGCGGATCTCGCGATCGCCCCATCGCGGCTGCACGTGGAGCCGCCAGGAGATCTCGAGCGGCTTGTACGCGGACGGCTTGAGCGCCGGCGGCCGCTTGCCTGCCAGCCATCGGTCGGCGAGCTGCTCCACCTTGACGCGCGAGAGCGCCGGGTCGATGTAGTCGCCGACGGCCTTCGCGATGGTGACCGAGGCGAGGAAGACCTCAGCCTCGCGCTTCGTCTTGAACCCGCGCTTATCTGTCTGCCGCTGGTTGCTCGGCTTCCGGTATCGAACGCGATAGCGCGGGCCGGCCGCAGTTGCGTACTTCGTGATCGAGCCGGCCATCAGGCGACCTCGTGCCGGTGCGTCCACATGCCGGCGCCCATGTGCGGATCGAAGTAGATGTGCGAGCCGATCCTCTGAAGCATGCCACGGTAGACGGCGAGGAGCTCGGGCGCGACGTCTAGGTCGTGAGCCATCGAGGGCTCGTGACCGTCGCGGAGCAGCTCGACCTCGATGTAGCGCTCGTGGTCGATGAGGTGCTGAGCGGCCCACTCGTTCGCATGACGCTCTTGGCGGTAGCGCACGGGGCCGAAGTCCGTCGGTCGATGCCCGAGCACGTGGTGCGCGATCTCGTGTGCGAGCACCGACCGCGCGATGCGGCGGCGCATGCCGGGGTTGAGCCGGATGAGGCTCTCACCGGGACGGTAACCGCCTGTGTGTTCACCCTTGCCCTCGATCACCGTGAGCCCGAGCTCCTCGGCGAGCTTGAGTAAGTCGTCCATGCGCCGTGGTCCTCCCCAGGTCAGGCGTCGAAGTTGTCGTCCGTCTCGTCGTTGTTGTGTGCGATCGGTGATGCGACCTCTGCAAGATCCTTCGTGGTGTCACCGACATTGCGGCCGAAGCGGCCTTCGATGACGTTGTCGCCGGCCATCCCGGGGTCGGCGTCGCTCACGCGTCGCACCACCTTCTCGCCCTTCCTCGAGACCACTTCGTAGCGCGGCACGAGCCGCCCGTCGTAGTCGGCGGCCTCCGGGAGCTGCACCCGTGCAAGGAGCTCGTCCGGGTCGAGGCCGAACAAGCCGGCCAGCATCTCGAAGTCACGCAGCGTGAATGCGAGCTGGCCGAGGAGTCGCTTCTGCGTGTAGGTCTTCGACATCCCGATCGCGCGTGCGACGTCGTCGTAGGACAGGCCGCGGTGAGCGGCCTGCCTCTGCACATAGCGGGCGACGTCGAGCGCGAGCCCGGTCGCTTCTCCCTGAGTTCCAGCAGCCATGCCGCCAGCGTACCTGTTTAGGGACACGCGTCCCGTAAAAGATTGCAAACGTACCCAACGAGGGTTAACGTACTCATATGGGAACAGCAACCAGCACCGCATGGTGGCAGCGCGTTGGCGAGGGCGTCAGAGTTCAGCTGCTCATCCAGAGACGCGAGATCAACGAGCTCGCCGCCGTGCTCGGCCGCGGCCGCCAGTACGTCTCGCGCAGACTCAACGGCCACGAGCCGTTCAACATGGCCGAAATCGAGAAGATCGCCGAGTGGCTCGAGGTCACCGTCGAGTCGCTCGCCAGCACCCGCGAGGTGCAGGACTAATGGGAACCGTCTCAAAGATGAGAGCGCCCCAGCCCCAGACGGCCAGCGACACCGTCTGGCTCTCACCTCGCGATGTGTGCGACATGCTCCCGGGCGTCACCCTCGAAGTCCTCAAGGCGCGACGCAAGCGCCGCCAGGACCCGCCGTTCTACAAGCCGACCGGCGACAGCGGAAACGTCGTGCTCTACGACCGCGACGACGTCCTCGCATGGGTCAAGGGCAGCCGCGTACAGACCCACGGTGACGCAGCATGACCGCCCGCCACCCCCTCAGCTCCTCGGTTCCCCAGGCCGAGGTCCCGGCGTGCCCCCCCAGTGCGCCGGCACCCGACACGTTCCCCAACGCGTCGACGGTGGCCGCACCCGCCCCCCTGGGTGCGGCCACCCACATCACCACCCGCGAAGCGCTCGCCGCGTCCGCTGTCGGCATCGCGATCGCGCTCGCCGGTATCGCGCCCGCCGCGGCCACCGCAGACTCGGCAACCGGCACCACCCCGATCGGTGACGGCCTTTTCGTCGTCGCGCTGCTCGCGGCCGTCACCCTGCTCGTGATCGCGGCCCTCCTGCACGGTCGCCCGCGCCGAGCCCGTCGGGTCGTCGAGCCGTCGTGCTGTCTCGTCGAGCACGGCCCCGCCGATGACGACGAGATCACCGCCGGCGTGGGGGAGCGGTGAGCGCCGTGGTCGAGCTGCAGCAGCCCCGCCAGCTCATCCACCGTGTCGACGGCCGGGACCTCCGCGTCCTGGTCGACCGCCCCTACGTCTACCTGTCCCGTGACGACGTCGAGGCGATCGCCGGTATCCCGCCGTGGGGGACCGGCGAGCTCCTCGTCGTCGACGACGAACACTCAATCGACGTCGGCGGTGTGACATACATCCCCCTCGACGCCGCCGTGAACCGCATCCGCGACGACGCGAACGACATCGAGCAGGCCCACGACTTCATGGAGTGGCTCGTCGCCGAGCTCCCGCGCCTCACCGCCGCCGAAACCCTCGCCGCAGCCGAGCGCCCCACCGGCACCGTCGTCGGGTCCTACACGGTCGCCGCGGCCGCGAAGCACCTCGCCGACCGGCTCGGCATCCGCCTCGGCCGCGACGGCCTCTTCGACCACCTCGACCGCCTCGGGTGGATCGAACGCAACGACGCGTCCTCGCACTGGATCATCACCGCCCACCCCCACAACCAGGGCTACCTCGTCGTCCACGCCGTCAGCGTCGGGCCGAAGGGCCGCAACAAGGCCCACCGCTACCTGCAGATCTACGTCACCCCGACCGGGCTGACCGAGCTCGAGCGCATCCTCGCCGACCTCGCCCCGCCCGCGAAAGCACCACCGCTGGTGCCCGCGACCCTCTTCGACTGACCGACCTCCTCAGGAACCCACCATGAGAACCCACAACCCCGACACCCCCACCGCCCGCGACTGGATCACCGCAGGGATCGCGGCCCCCGCCATCGTCTTCGGCATCCCCGCGCTCGCCGAGATCACCGTCCGGGTGGTGCTCCGATGATCGACGAGCCCTTCGACTACGCCCCCGACACCGCCACGACCGCGTGGGCGCACGTCGCCACCGTCTCCGGCGCGATCGCGGTCGGCAGCCTTATCGCCGCGGTGGTGTTCGCATGACCGCTCCCGTCTTCACCTGCCCGCCGTCCCACGCGCACGGCCTGACGGCCAACTGCTACACCGCCCACGCCTGCCGCTGCACCGGATGCCGAGAAGCAGGAACCGCCCGCCGCGCCCGGATGCGCCGCCTCGTCGCCTACGGCCGGTGGGGCGGCGCCCGCACCCCCATCGCCGCGGTGCGCGTCCACGTCATGATCCTGCAGCGCTTCGGGTACACCTACGCGCAGATCGCCCGTCGCGCCGGCATCCAGGAGCACACGGTCTATCGGTGCATGAACCACCGCAACCGCACCATCCTCGCCGATAACGCTGCCCGCATCCTCGCGATCGCTCCGAGCTACGCAGACCTCGACCCCGGCACCCTCGTGCCCGCCGAGGGAACCCGCCGCCGCCTCCAGGCGCTCGCCTGCCTCGGATGGTCCGGCGCCGCCATCGCCGCGATCGCCGGCGTCAGCCTCGACACTGTCCACCGCATCAGCAGTGCCCCAACCGTGCGCGTCGTCGTCCGCAACGCGATCACCGCCGCGTACGACCGCCTGTGGAACCAGGAACCGCCCACCGACACCAAGGCGCAACGGCAGTCGCGCACCTTCGCTCTCCACACCGCGCAGGCCGCCGGCTGGGTGCCGCCTCTCGCTTGGGACGACATCGACACCGACCCCGAACCGCAGCAGGGCGAGGACGCCGGTGTCGACGAGATCGCGATCGCCCTCGCCGTGGACGGCCAACCCGTACGACTCACCCGCGAGGAACGCCACATCGCCCTCCGCGAGCTCCACGCGTTCGGACACCTCGACAGCGAACTGGCCGCCCGCCTCGGCGTCGACGTCCGCACCATCGACCGCGACCGGAAGCTCCTCGGCCTCCCCGCCAACTACTGGACCGAACACGAGGCCGCAGCATGAACCAGCGCCGATGGCTCGTCCGCCGCCAACCCGCCCGCAAGCAGGCACTCGGCGCGACCCGCCGCGACGTCCTCACCTGGACCGTCCGCCCCTACTACTGGGTCCAGCCCACCGGCGCAGACGAGAAGCCCGTCCGCGTCTGGATGGGACCCGCCGTCGAGCTCGGCACCCTCACCGCCGCCGTCAACTACGCCCGCGGCGTCTGCGCCCTCCACTACTACCCACGCGGCCGCCACACCCGCCCCGCCGCCGACACCCCCACCCGCGCATCCCGCAACGAGTTCGACCGCGCGCTCGCCGAGAGCCGCTGAGCCCCGATCGAAGGAACCCAGAATGACCGATAACCACATGAGATCGGGCGAATTGTTCGCGGGCGTCGGCGGTCTCGGTATGGCGGTGGACGAGGTCTTTTGTACCCGTCCCGCCTGGCTGTGCGAGTTTGACGCGGCCCCGTCGAAGGTGCTCGCGCACCGTCACCCCGGCGTGCCGAACCACGGCGATGTGACGAAGGTCAACACCGTCGAGCACGTCGAGGTCCTCGCGGGCGGCTTCCCATGCCAGGACGTGAGTCTCGCCGGGCGCCGACGGGGCATGAAGGACGGCACGCGATCGGGACTGTGGTCCGAGTTCGCGCGCCTTATCGACCTCGTCCGCCCGGACTGGGTCGTCATTGAAAACGTAAGGGGGCTGCTTAGTGCAGACGCAAGTGGTGGCGACGTGGAACCGTGCCCGTGGTGTGTGGGAGACGACCAGGGCGTCCATACTCTGCGGGCACTCGGAGCCGTACTCGGAGACCTGGCCGATCTCGGGTTCGATGCGGAGTGGACGAGCATCCGAGCATCCGACGTCGGCGCGCCGCATGGCCGATTCCGGGTATTTATCCTCGCCTGGCCTGCTGAGAACACCGGCCGCGGCGGAAGCGGAGGGCGGGCCACGCGACCGGAACCGACCCGGCGCGACGATGCGGCTCTCGGATCAGATCCGCGAGGAGATGGAGGACGGGCGGATCGTGATCTGACCCTCCTCCCGACGCCGGCGGTCGTGCAGAACGATGGCGAGTCCGTCGAGTCATGGATGGCCCGCCGCGAGCGCGTGAAGGCGACCGGGATCAATGGCAACGGGATGGGGATGCCGCTCCCGATCGCCGTCCAGCTGCTTCCGACGCCGTCTGTGTCGAACGCGCACGGGAACGACGTCAACGGGCGAGGCGAGCCACTGCTGCCCGGCGCGGTCCAGCTGCTCCCGACCCCCCGCGCGACCGACAGCGACGGCGGCGTGTGGGTACGCGCGAACACCGGCAATGACCTCCGCACAGAGGTCTCGCTGCTGCCCACTCCGACGGTCGGGAACGCCACGGGAGGTAACGCGCAGCGCGGCGGCTCGCGCGCCGACGAGAAGCTGCTCCCGGGGCTGGTCCGTGAGCACGAGACGGACTGGGGACCGTACGCAGCAGCGATAGCCCGATGGGAGGCCGTCACCGGACGCCCTGCGCCCGCGCCGGTGCGCCACGACGGGAAGGGCGGGAAGCCCCGCCTGAACCCGGAACTTACGGAGTGGATGATGGGTTGGCCCGCCGGGTGGGTCACCGACCCCGCCATCGGCCTGTCCCGCGCCGAGCAGCTCAAGGCGTGCGGGAATGGCGTTGTCCCTCAGCAGGCAGCCGCCGCACTCCGGGAACTCCTGGCGCGTCCCGGTGTGCCGTCGATTCGACCGGTGGCTGAGTTCCCCGATGCCTTCACAGTGCGCGGGGGTGTTGCATGAGCCCCCGCCGGATCGAGCACGGGACACCCGAGGGTTACGCCCGCGGGTGCACCCAGCACGCGAAGTGCCCCGCGCTTCCCGTGCACGGGCTCACGTGCGAGACAGCGCACATCCGGTTCGAGTCCGGCGAACGGCGATACATGAACCTCTACGGCCGGAACATGCCGGCCGGCGCGATCGCGCGCCGCCTCGGCTTCGCACCCAAGAAGCCGAACGCGGACGCGATCGCCCCCGAAGACGAGTACCCGATCGCCGCGGCCCCCGACGTCGAGGAAGCGATCGCCCGGTACGCCGCACGCAAGGAAGCGCAGGAGCGCGCCGCCGCGACCGCGAAGGAACCCACCGTGACCACCGAACCCACCCCGCCGGTCTGCCCTGAGTGCGCCGCCGGCAAGCACCCCAACTGCGACGGCACCGCGTGGGACGACGTCGCCGACGTCGCGACGACGTGCACGTGCCCCGCCCACGCGCCCGAACCCACCGAACCGTCCGAGCACATCGAGCCCGCCGACGAGCAGGCACACGAGACCGAGGAACCCACCATGACCGAACCCACAGAACCCACCGAACCCACAGAACCCACCGAACCGACCGAGACGCCGGCGGCGGACGCCGCGGCCCCCGAGATCCCGTCGCAGTCCGTCATCCGAGCATGGGCACGCGCGAACGGCATCGAGGTGAACCCGCGCGGCAGCGTGCAGAAGGGCGTCGTCAACGCCTACCTCTTCGCGCATCGCACGCCGGCCGACTCCGCCCCCGACGCTGCCGAGGAATCCGTCGAAATCGAAGAGGCCACGCCGGCACCGGACCACGGGGACGCCGTCGACCCGGCCGCGTCTCCGGAGCGCGCTGAGTCCGACGAGCCGGAGACCGTCGCACTCATCCGCGACTTCGCCCGCAACTCCGACATCCTCGACGAGACCCGCCGCCGGCTCGGCATGGAAGAGCACCCGTCATCATGGGTCCCGTCTACGGATGTCCTGCCCGACAGCGTCCGCCCCGACTGGTCCGACGTCGCGGTCTCACACGACGTCGAGCAGGCCCGCAGCATCGCCGCCCGCCTCGAGGCAGAGAACGCGATCCTCCTCGCCGACGTCGACACGCACGGCCGTTCCCTCGAGTTCGCTCTCCGCCAGTGGGCCGCCGCCACAGACCGCGCCGCGTACGCCGAGAGACGACGCGCCGCGACCGTCCGCCTCGGCCTGTCCCGTCTGCGGTCGGAGCGCGAGCGGACGGAAGAGTACCGCGCCGAGAACGCCCGTCTCGACGCCGAGCTCCGCTTCGCTCAGCTCCAGGTCGCTGCGCTCACCGTGCAGCTCGAGGAGGCGCGAAACGCCGCGGCCGCGCCGAAGCAGCGCCGCTTCTTCGGGGGTGCCCGGTGACCGACTGGCCCGTGACGATGAAGGTCGGCCCGATCCGTGAGTGGCCGGGGGAGTTCACCCGCACCCGCGTGGTCGCCCCGTTCAACCGCAACGGGAGGTGGGAGGACGGCAAGCGCGTCGGCGCCGGCCCCGTTCCGCTGACCGTCACCCTTCGTGACCTCGACCGCGAACTCCGCGAGCTCGGTGCGAAGGACGTCGAGCTGCTCATCGCCGTGCACCCCGACAGGTTCCGGCTCGACGGTCGCCCCTACGCCGGCGCGAAGGCCGACCACCCCGGCATCATCCTCTCCTTCACCATCCCGAACGTCGGCCCCGTGTCCTACCCGTGCGACACGTTCACGACCTGGGAGGGCAACCTCCGCGCTGTCACCCTCGCCCTCGAAGCGCTCCGCAAGGTCGACCGCTACGGCGTCACGAAGCGCGGCGAGCAGTACCGCGGCTTCCTTGCGCTCGAGGCCACCGCGGCGCCTGCAGGGTTCGCGACGGCCGCGGAGGCGCACGCGTGGCTGATCGATCTCGTCGGCGCCCGTGACCTGCCCGGGACACCGCAGCCCGCGCTTGTGCTCCGCAAGGCGCAGCGCATCACGCACCCCGACATGGGTGGGGATGCCGCGACCTTCCAGCGCGTCTCGCTCGCCGAGGCGAAGATCCGAGAGGCGGGGCTGCTGTGAATCCCGCAACGATCCTCGTGGACATGGACGGCGTGCTGGCCGACTGGGACGCCGCCTGGGACGCTGCGCTCGACGTGCTCGGCGAACCGGCCGCGACCATCACACGCAGCCACCAGCGCACCGAGTGGAACCTGAACCACGGCCTCGACGCGGCACAGCAGCAGATCGTCGCCGATCTCCTCAACCGTCCCGGCTACTACGCAGACCTGCCCGCGATCGACGGCGGTCGCGCCGCCCTCCGCGAAATGCGCGACGAAGGCCACGACGTGCGCATCGTCACATCTCCGTGGGTATCGAACCCGACCTGCGCGAGCGACAAGCTCGCGTGGGTCGTCCGCCACCTCGGCCAGAGCTGGGGCAAGCGCACCATCATCACCAACGACAAGACCCTCGTGCGCGGCGACTACCTCATCGACGACAAGCCCGAGATCAGCGGAGCAATGGCGCCCACGTGGGAGCACGTGTACTTCGACCGCCCCACGAACCGCACCAACACCACGCGTCGCCGCCTCCACCGCTGGACCAACTGGCGCACCATCCTCGACCACCCGGCCAGCGCATGAACCGCGCTCGCCGTCTCGCCGGCCGCAGCATCCGCCGGCGCCGCCGCCTCGGCCGGTTCGTCGACAACTTCGCCGCATCCGCCGGCATCACCCTTCGCCCCTGGCAGCGCGACTTCACGATCGCGCTGCTCGAAACCCACAGGAGAACCCGATGACCACTTCCAAGCCCCGCGTCACCTTCATGCAACGCGACGGACACACCGAGCACCACACGTTCACCGACGGCGAGACCGTCCCCGTCCGCGTCGACTGGACCCCCGAAGACGCCCGCGGCGGGCTCGTCGACGAGTGGCTCGATGGTGCCGCCGACGAAGCCCACGCGGAGGTGACCACCCGGACCCGGTTCATCCGCGACGGAGACAGCACCCTCGGCGTGCTCCTCACCGAGGAGGACTACCTCGAGGGCCGCAACGCCCAGCACCGCATCAACGAGGACGCCTACGGCCACCGCGAGCAGGCGTACCTCCCGTTCGTCCACGCCCCCAACGCCACCACCGACCGTCTCATCGAAACGGAAGTGCTCGAGCGCGTCATCAAGAACTTCGTCCAAGACAAGAAGGGCATCGAGCTCACCGACGACGACGAACGCACCATCCACTACCTCGCGCTCGCCGCAGCGATCGAGTTCCGCTTCGACCCCGACAGCCGCGGCATCGTCCCCGTGATGACCCCGAACCGGGCTGCCGACTCCGGTGTCGTCGAATACACGTGGTCGTTCCTCTACCCGACGCCCGTCGCCGGCCTCTACCTGCGCCCCGAGGACGACTTCATCGCCGGCACCGGCTACATCCTCACTGCCGGCAGCGGCTACAGCCTCGTCGGCGGGTTCTGGGAACGCGACTACGCCGACGAGCTCGCCGTGAAGCTCGGCACCGCCCTCCCCGGCCTCGACTGGTTCCGTGTCCGCGGCGCCGACCTCACCCCCGAGATCAAGAAGACCGCGACCCAGATCATCCGCGAGCACGGCACCTGGCGCCGAGACACCCCGATTCAACAGGACAGGAGCGAGCGATGACCCTCGCAGATGACGACCCGAAGATGTACAGCTGGCTCCTGATGTCGTCGACCGACGTCGGCGAGGAGCTGCGGAGCGAGCGCATCCGGGCTCACGAGAAGCATCGCGAGCACTCGATGGAGTCGTGGCCGGTGCTTTCGGCCGAGCGATTCCTCGTGCTCAGCGAGGAGGTTGGCGAGGTGGCGAAGGAGTTGAACGACGCCAAGGTCGAGGGCCGCCCGATCGATCAGGCGGCGCTCCGCAAGGAGCTGGTGCAGGTGGCCGCGATGGCAGCCGGGTGGGTTGCCGCACTCGACGGCGGCTCACCCATTCACACGGATGGGGGTCTGTGATGGTTCAGCGACTCGACATCGTGAAGCTCGGAGCGACGGCGCAAGAGCGACACACGGTGGTGTCTCACCCGGTCGGAGGTCGGGTGTACGTCAAGCAGCACACCACCGGCAAGGTCCGCGAGGTCGCCGTCGAGCGATGCATCGTGACCGGGCACGCTGAGGACTACCAGCACGCGACCGTGGCGACCGGTTCGACCGGTTCGGAGCGTGCGCAGTGACCGTCGACCAGCAGGAGATCGCGAACCTCATCGCGATCACCTCGGTACCGTTCCTGACGATCGAGCAACGCCGTCAGGCAGCAGAGCGCGCATGCGCGCTGCTTAACCCGACGGTCCCCGCCGCGCTCGCCGACGACGCTCGGCGCAGCGCGGCCCGTCGCCGCTTCGATCTCGCCGCCCATGCCCTGGCGGCCGGGGTGGACGTCGCCGATCGGCTCGCCACTGATCCCGAGTACGTGGCGGATCGTTCGGCGTGGGCGCAGGAGCAACGGGAGCAGATGCGGACCGCGGATCTGCAGCGATACCGCGACGCCGAAGCCGCGCTGGACGCTTCCACCGGACGATCGAGCGAGGGGGCGTAGTGGGAGCGCTCATCGACCTCACGGGGCGCCGCTTCGGGCTCCTGACGGTCAAGACACGCCTGCCCGACCGCATCGCTCCGAGCGGCGCCCGCCAACCCGTCTGGGGCTGCGTGTGCGTGTGCGGCCGGCGGACGGTCGAGCAGGGCCGCGCGCTGCGCAGTGATCGCGCACTGTCGTGCCGGGAGTGCGTCCGTGACCCGTCCCGGATGCTCAAGTACGGACACACGTACATCGTGTGGTGGCCCGAGCTCGGCGTCCTCAAGATCGGGCGCGCGTTCCGCGGCTCCCGGCTCGAGGCGATGCGCCGCACCGGCGCGATCGTGCTGCTCGACGCCGAGGACACCGACGGCTCGTGGGAGGCCGCTGGCCTCCGCGCGCTGCGCCGCCTGTTCGACCCCGCCTTCACCGGTCCCACCGGCGAGGGCCTCCACCGCGCTGACCGCATCCTGTACCGCGGCCGCGGCTGGTCGGAGTGCTTCCTCGTGGAGCACGCCGACCTACAGCTCGCATTCGACGTCTGCCAGCGAGCTTTCGCATCAGAAGGGAACGACTTTGGACACAACCCCCCAGCCACCGCCGTCTGGCGGCGGGCACTCGATGGTGCCCAACGTGCTCGGGCTGCCGCTCGAGGCCGCGCCGACCGCGCTCGGGCTGCGGATGCTGGCGGGGACGTCGCCGATGCGGCTGCGCCCCGAATCGATCGCGGCGCAGCTGTACCCGACCATGTCGGCGACCGCAGCGACGGAGCTCGTGATCTTGCACGTGGTGATGCTCGAGGAGGCCGGGCATGCGCGTACGTGGGCCGACGAATCGGGGGAGTGGCTCGTGATGCTGCCGCTGCCTTCCGAGGCGCCCACAGTGCCGCTCACGGCCCCGTCAGCACCCGGCCCGGCCTTCGCCCCGCGGCCGGCATTTTCACCGGCTGGAGAGAGCGAGAGAGAAAGAGAACGCGCGAGAGCGAGAGCGCGCGAGCGAGCACGCGCACGGGCGGACGCGGAAGCGCAGGAATGGGCGACCCGCTGGGCCTCGCAAGGCCCCGCTCAGCCGGTGCTCTCAAGACCTGCACGCCCGGACCTGCTCAACGCTCCGCCCATCGGATGTCACGAGCACCCCAACGGCACCACGACTGTTCCCTGCGGGCCATGCGGCACCGCAGCGGCATACCGCAGGCAATGGCTCGCCAATCGCCGCTACATGGAACAGCTCGCCATCTTCGAGGAGCAGCAGGAGACCCCCGATGACCTACCGTTCTGACCACGACGACCGCTTCTGCGTTCGCGGATGCACGGTGAAGGACGTTCACTTCTCGTCGTGCCCGAGCTTCGGTGATGCCGAGGGTGGCACGTGCCGAGGCTGTGCGCCTCGAGCCGCCGCCGACGGGATGCTCATCTGCCAGAGCTGCTACCGGTCGATGCGACGCCTGATCGATGACGCCCCAGACCTGCTCGCTCACCTCCGCTCGATCGCTGACCCGACGAAGGCTCGCGCCTACGACGCGGTGTCGGTGTCGTCGTCTCGTCCCGAGCTCCCGGCCCCTGTGGCCGCTGACCTGCTCGACGCGTCGAACGACGTCGCGGTGACACTGCGCATGTGGGAGGACCGCATCCTGCATCCCGACGTCGACTACCGTCGGTATCACCTGGCCGCCGGTATCGAGGGCGACGTCGCTGCCGATCAGGCGCGGTGGTGCGCTGACGTGCTCCTCGCCGGTCTCGACGCGATCGCGAACGACAAGCGTCAGGCGATCGCGCTCGGGAGGGCGGTGCTCGATCGCAGCATGACGAGCTCGCCTGACTTCTGGACGATCGCCGACGTCGCCGCGAAGTGGTCGCTCGAGGACCGGATGCGGTGGGCTGAGGCGGCGTGTCCGCAGTGCGACATGAAGGCCGTCCGTGTCCTCCCGCCGAGATCTCGTGTGGGCATCACCCGGTACCTCTGCCGTGAGTGCGAGTGGGAGGCGAACGACCAGGACGACGACGGCCTGTGGGCTGCGGTGTTCTCGAGCGCCGAAGCGGTTCCCCTCGGCGACGGTATGCCGCACGATCCGCGATGGCTCACCCTCGCCGCGGCCGCTCGCCTCGCACGTGTCACGACGGGCACCGTGCGCCGGTGGGCTGAGCGGGAGAAGGTCAAGACCGACGCGGGCCGATACTGGCAGCCCGACGTCGAGGCGGTCATCGAGGAACGCAAGGCGGGAGCCGCATGAGCCGGATGCCGACGGTGTGGCTGACGCTCGACGAGTGCGCCGAGCGGATCGGGAAGTCGCGCCGCACCCTGCGCGTCTGGGTGCAGAACGGAGAGCTCAAGCCGATGCTCGGGAGGGTGCGCGAGAGCGACCTCCTCGCGACCGAGAAGCGGATGCGCGAACGGATGCACCGCGGCCGCCCGAAGAAACCCTCGTGAGAACCTCTTCATCCTCTGCCGCATGACGTGATACGCTGTGCGTGCACGAGAACTATGACCGAAGCCCTGTCCACATGGATGGGGCTTCCGTCGTTCTCGGGGGGCGCGTGGTGTGAGTGGGTTCCGCCGCGCCGCCCCCGACATACTTCGCCCCGCCAGCCACACGCTCACACATCACAGCAGAGCGACACCAGGCGCCATGACCACGCAGGCAGGCCGTTCGTTGCCATTGAATGCCGCGGGCCGGGCCCTCGTCCCAGTCGCAACCATGCGCACTGAGCGGTGATGGGCGGCGGGGCGCAGACTCCTCGCAGCTCGACCGGTCGACGTCGACCTCGGGTAGCGCGAGTGAACGGGTGAGCCGGTCCACCTCGCAAGGTATCCGGCTCACCCCGCTCGGGAGGTTCGATGACAACCGAAGGCATGAGCATCCCGAAGTGGGGTGGCCGTCGAGCGGTCGAAGCTCTCAACCGTGTGAAGGCCGAAGGGCGGCGACACCGCTCGCCCTGCTGCATCTGCGGACAGCGCATCAACTACGACCTCCCCTCGACCGACGCGAACGGCTGCACCGTGCAGCACAAGAAGTCGCGCAAGCTCTTCCCCGCGCTGACGTGGGACCCATCGAACTGGGCGCCGGCTCACAAGTCGTGCAACGAGTCCGAGGGCTCGGGGGAGTCCGGCGAGGACGCCGGCGTCTCATCGTTCGGACTCAGCTGACAGGGCCCAGTCGTCAAAAAATCCAGCATGGCGCGGAGGGCGGAAAGCGCCTGGGTGGGCTTCCTCTCCCCCCGGACGCCGACCCCCCACCCCTTCCAGGTGATGCATGGCGGTGAAAACGGACCCGGCGCGCCCATCAGCTGGCTTGCGGTTTCGATAATCGCAACCGTGCTAGATTCGCCTCATGGACGAACCCGTTATCGGGCGGATCCGACAGATCATCGAAGAGTCCGGTGAGACGCAGCAGAAGGTTGCCGAGAAGATCGGAATCGATGCGAGCAAGCTCACGAAGTCGCTGTCGGGTACTCGCCGTTTCACCTCGCTGGAGCTTGCGCTGCTCGCTCAGCTTGGCCGACGCACCGTCGACTGGGTGTTGACTGGCCGTCCCTCGCGTTCATGGTCGTTCGCGCATCGGCTGTCGGCGGTGGCGCCCGAGGTGGCGAACAAGGCGGGCGAGGGGGCGGTCCGGGCTATCGCCGAGTTCCACGAGAACCTGGACGCGCTCGGCTTTCTCCCGGAACGGCGCGCAGACCGGCCGACCCTGGCGCACCCGCAGTCTTATGTGCGCAGCGGGAACGAGCTCGCGAAGTGGGCGCTGCGCCACATGCCGCGCCCCATGGTTGGGACTTCGAACGCGACTCTTATCGCGGACATTGAGGACACCTTCGGAATCGACGTTGTGACGACGGAGCTGCCCGACGGTTGCGACGGGATGTCCTACGCGGACGGCGACTTGAGGCTGATCGTTCTCGCATCCACTGACGGAGCGGCTCGCCAGCGTTACACGCTCGCTCACGAGCTCGGTCATATCCTCGCTGGTGACGCTGAAGAATCGGTCATCCGTGAGAACCTCGGGCAGGGCGAGCGTAATCTCGCCGAGCGTCGGGCCGATGTCTTTGCCGCATCCTTCCTCGCGCCGGCTGAGGAGGTGACGACCGCTCTGGCGAAGCAAGAGGCGAACGCTCAGGAGACGCTGGCCTTCGAACTCGGCGTCTCGCCCGTGTCCCTCTCTTGGCGCCTCAAGAATCTGGGTTTCGTTACCGAGTCGGAACGCCGACAGCTGGCTTCGCTTTCTAGCCGTGATGTGGCTCGCCTGCTCGACAGGTCAGCTGAGCAGCTTGAGCGTGATCGCCTCAGCCAGCAGGAGCGGCCTCCGATGCGGCTGCTGCGGGGGCAACTGAACGCCTTCCATGCAGGGCAGGCAACCTTGCACCCAGTCGCTGCCCTCCTGAATCTCGACCTCGATACCACGTACCGGATATTTGCGAGTACGCCCTCTGAGAGCCCAGCAGGAAACCCGGAGAGCTCGGACTAGCGGCCGGGAAGTCAGTCGTGCAACATTTCTTCTTCCCGGACAACACCGTCTTCGTCAACTTCGCGTGGGTTGACCGGCTCGATCTGCTCCAGAGTTATCTGGCGGGTCGCGGGAGAATCACGGAGGCGGTGAAGTTCGAGGTCGAACGGTCTAAGTCGCATGTCGCGAACCTTCACAAGCTCGACGTGTCGGCATGGTTCGACGACGTCATCGAGTTCGATGACACGAAAGATGTTGACGGGATCGACTTCATCCGACGTCGACGCTTCGGTGGTAGCGAGTTGGAGCCCCTGAAGCACCTCGGCGAGAGTCAGACCATCTGGGCGCTTACGACGATTCCTGCGTATGCGTCCTCCTGCATCGTCACGGATGATGAGGCGGCCTACAACCTTGCGAAGGGCCAGGACTGCCGCGTCGCACACACGATCGACGTGCTTCGACATCTGGTTGCGTACGGAGAGATCAACGCTCAGGAAGCGTTCGAGATCTACGTCGCTATGACGAATGCTGGCCCCGACGGGCGTTCTTTTCTCGAGAACCCGACGTCGGCTCGGGACTTCATGTAGCGCGGTCTCTTGCTTTCCAGCAGCCGACGAAGGATGCAGGGAGACGAGATGCATGACCGTGAGCATCTGCGGCTGTTGCGGGCTGAGGGGCTATCAATCAGGGGCATCAGCCGCGGTCTAGCCCTGTCCCGGAACACAGTGAGACGCGCTCTCGACCCGGATGCGGCGTTGCAGTATTCGAGGCCGTCGCTGACGGAGAAGTACACCGAGGCCGTCCGCGAGATGCTCGCCGACTACCCTCGCGTCACCGTCAACCAGGTCGCCGAGCTCGTCGAGTGGCCCGGTTCCCGACGCACCCTCTCCGACCTCGTCGCCACCCTCCGCCCCGCAGCGCTCGAACGTGAGCGCGAAGACCTCAACCGCCCGAGCCTGGGCACCGTCGCGACCGGACGCATCGTCTACGGCCCGCTGACGCTCGGGCGCATGACCGTGGGGAGCATCCATGCCGGCCCCGAAGAAACTCGACTGGACACCGCCTGACCGTCTCAGCGACGAAGAGCGCGACGTGTGGGTCGATGTCGTCGACCGCGGCCGCATGCACCCCACCGTCGTCCCCGAGATGCTCGAGACGTACTGCTCGCTCGTGGCGCGCTCGCGCGCCGCGGCCGAGAAGGTCGCCGGCGAAGGTCTCGTCGTCGACGGCGGCGACAAGCGCGGCGCCGTCGTGCATCCCGCGCTCGCCGCCGAGCGTGAGCTCGCGGAGCAGATTCGCAAGTGGGCGCCCCTGTTCAACCGTCCCGCCGCCATGAAGCGCAAGAGCGGCCCGATGTACGACGCGACGCGTCGGTCCATCACCGCGGCGCAGCTCGACGCCAAGCCTGAGTTCGAGGGCATTCGCGAGGCGGCGATGACGTACGCGTGGCTGATCGACGAGGCGCAGCGTGAAGGGCTCGAGGCGCTGCAGAAGGCGACGTACAACCTGATCCCGTCGTACGTGAAGGCGTGCGCGGAGCTGCAGATCACGCCTGCCTCGGTGCCGGCGCAGGTCGCCGGAAAGGTGCGCAACGGTGGCAAGGTCGGCAAGTTCCAGCAGAGCGCGCAGCAGCGCCGCCTCGAAGCGGTCTAGCAGGCCGCTACCGAAGCGCTGGCCTGTCCCGCTCGGTTGCGGGCAGGCGTACGTCGACAAGGTCCACGAGCGCGACCTCGCGACCCCCGAGACCGCGCACCTGTTCGGCTCGGCCGAGCCGCGCATCAGCACACCGCCGCTGCGAGAGCTGACTCCGGAGACCTCCCTCGGGTTCGAGGTCATCGACTTTGCCGACGAGGTCCTCGAGGTCACCCTGCTGCCCTGGCAGCGTGCCGCGCTGATCCGCATGCTCGAGCTCAACGAAGACGGGTCGCTGCGGTTCCGCACCGTGCTCGTCCTCGTCGCCCGCCAGAACGGCAAGTCCACCCTCGCGCAGGTCCTCACGATCTGGCTGCTGTTCGTATGGGGCTGGCCCCTCATCCTCGGCACCGCGCAGGACCTCGACGTCGCCGAGTCGCTGTGGGAAGAGGTCGTCGACCTCGTCGAGCAGAACGACGAGCTCGTCGGTCTCCGCGAGAGCGTCACGAAGGTCAACGGCAAGAAGAGCCTCAACCTCACCACCGGCGCGAAGTACAAAGTCAAGGCCGCCAACCGGCGCGCCGGCCGTGGCCTGTCGGGCAACCTCGTCCTCCTCGACGAGATCCGCGAGCACCAGACGTGGGACGCGTGGGGCGCCATCACCAAGACCACGATGGCGCGCGCTGAGGCCCTCATCCTCGCCCTCTCCAACGCCGGCGACGTCACCAGCCGCGTCCTGCGCTACCTGCGGCTCATGGCCCACCGAGCGTGCGGCGACCCCGACGGCATCGCCGCGGTCGAAGACGCCGCCGGCCCCGGCGAGGACGACCTCGAAGAGCTCACCAACATCGACGACGACCTCGTCATCGGTGACCTCGACGACTACGAAGACGAAGAGGACGACCTCGACGTCGACGACCTCGAGCAGGACGAAGCCACCCTCTGCATCCTCGAATGGTCCGCCCCTCCCGGATGCGACAAGCGCGACCGCACCGGCTGGTCGTGGGCGAACCCGTCCCGCGGCTACACGATCACCACCAAGACGATCGCCTCGGCCTGCAACACCGACCCCGAGTGGGTGTTCCGCACCGAGGTGCTCTGCCAGTGGAACGACGGCGCCACCTCGGGCCCGTTCGCCCCCGGCGCGTGGGAAGCCTGCAAGGTCCCGACCATCGCCGGCGAGGACGGCAAGAAGCGCCTCGCCCGCCCGCAGGCTGACCGCATCGTCGGGCCCGTCGTCGCCGCGATCGCACAGCAGACCGGACGATCTAAGACCTACGTCGCGCTCGCCGGGTACCGCCCCGACGGGAAACCGCAGGTCGAGATCGTCACCGGCCGATACGGCGACGAGTGGGTCGCGGAGCTCCTCACCAGCGAAGAGCTCGACGGCCGGGTCCGGTTCGTCACCGGCCAATCATCCGGCTCACCGGAGATGACCCGGCTCAAGAAGCTCAAGGCCGACACGAAGTTCCGCATCCCCGTCGTCGACCTCGCCGGCTCCGAGCTCCTCGACGCCTACGCCGAGGCCGACGACGCTATCCGGGAGAAGCGGGTCTGGCACACCCCCTGGGCATCGCTCGACCTCGCCGCGGCCACCGCCGAGTGGAAGGTCCTCGCCGGCGGCGCCCGCGTGCTGAACCCGAAGGAATCGCCGGCCGACATCACCGCGCTGCGCGCGTGGATCGCCGCCCTGTGGCTCCTCACGCACCAGCCGAAAGCACCACCCCCACCACCACCCGAACCGATGACTCTCGACGACGCCGACCAGCTCGGCGCCGGCGACGACGAATTCGACACGAACGACTACGAAGACCTTTCCGGCGACCTCGCCGACATGGGCTTCTGAGGAAGGAGCGCACATGGCTCTCGACGACTTCCTCGGCCGCATCCCCCTCGCCCGTCTCTTCGGCCGCGACCAGGCGCCCAAGGCGCTCGCCGAGGGTGCTCGGGTGCCGACGACGGAGGACGGCTACGCGGTGGGACCGGCTCAGTCGTTCTGGGACGTCCCGGACGATGAGAAGGTCCCCGAGCTGCAGTGGCCGCGCAACATCGAGGTCTACGACCAGATGCGTCGCACGGACGCTCAGGTCATCTCGGTGCTGCGTGCGGTGCAGTTGCCGATCCGCCGCACCACGTGGCGGATCGACCCGGCATCCGCCGCGCCCGAGGTCGTCGAGTTCGTGGCAGCGAACCTCGGGCTCCCGGTGCTGGGTCAGGACGCTGTTCCACGGCCCCGAACGGGTGACCGGTTCTCGTGGCCGGAACACCTGCAGCTCGCCCTCACCTGCCTGCCGTTCGGGCATTCGGTGTTCGAGCAGCAGTACCGCATCGAGCGTGACGAGAACGGGGTCCTGCGCGCCTATCTCCGCAAGCTGGCGTGGCGACCCCCGCGGACGATCTCGCGCGTCGACGTGGCGCCTGACGGTGGTCTCGTCGCGATCGAGCAGGGCACTGCCGGCACCGACAAGCACCGCATGGAGGTCAACCGCCTCGTCGTCTACGTCAACGAGCGCGAGGGCGGCAACTGGCTCGGCCAGTCCCTTCTCCGTCCGGCCTACAAGTTTTGGCTGCTCAAGGACCGGCTCCTGAAGATCCAGGCGCAGACCATCGACCGCAACGGCATGGGCGTCCCCGTCGTGAAGGCGCCGAAGCTGCCCGAGAGCATCTTCGATCCCGCCGAGTACGTGAAGCGTCAGGATGCGGAGATCAAGCGTGGGCTCAAGATCGCGCAAATGTTCCGCTCGGGACGCCAGGCCGGCGCGTCGATCGCGAACGACGGCGACATCAAGCTGCTCGGCGTCGAGGGCACGCTCCCCGATGCCATGAACCCGATCCGCTACTACGACGAGCAGATGGGTCGTGCGGTCCTCGCGAACTTCCTCAACCTCGGCGGCGACAACTCCAAGGGGTCGTACGCGCTGGGGGAGACGTTCGCGGACTTCTTCACCCTGTCGCTGCAGACGATCGCGCTGTCGATCGCGGACACCGCGACCAAGCACATCGTCGAGGACCTCGTCGACCACAACTTCGGCGTCGGCACCCCGGCGCCGCGGATCACGTTCGACGAGATCGGCTCGCAGCAGCGCATCACCGCGCAAGCCCTCAAGGAGCTCGTCGAATCCGGCGTCATCACGCCGGACGAGGACCTCGAGCGATTCGCTCGGCAGACGTACAACCTGCCCGAGATCGACGCTGCGACTGCCCGCACCGGCACCGGCGCGGAGAAGGCGCGAGAGATCGCGGAGCTGCTGCAGAAGATCTACCTCGCCGTCGGCGTCGTCATCACCGAGGAAGAGGCGCGCGTGATCGCGCGCCAAGCCGGCGCTGACCTCGCAGCTGGCCCCATCAGACCGACCGAGGAGGCGGCATGACCGACAAGCACAAGAAGCAGGAGCGCCGCTACTGGGGATCGATCGAGCCCCCCAAGGCGAAGGCTGACTTCTTCAGCGCCGTCACCGCGCCGACAGCGGACGGCGACGCCACCGTCGCCACGATCCGCATGTACGGCCCCATCGATTCGTGGGGCGGATGGTGGGGGATCTCCACCGAGGACGTCGGCCGCGTGCTCGACGCGCTGCCCGACACCGTCGAGCAGATCGTCCTCCGCATCAACTCGCCCGGCGGCGAGGTGTGGGAGGCGATGGCCATCCTCAACATGCTCGCCGCGCACCACGCGCAGGTCATCGCCGTCGTCGACGGCATCGCCGCCTCTGCCGCGTCGTTCATCGCCGCGAGCTGCGACGAGACGGTGATGAGCCGCGGCAGTCAGATGATGATCCACTCGCCGTGGTCGTTCGCCATCGGCAACGCCGCGGACATGCGCAAGCAGGCCGCGTTCCTCGACACCCTCGAGCGCTCGATGATCGAGGTCTACGCCGAGAAGGCCGGCGAGAGGGACTGGGCGACCCTACTCGCCGAAGAGACCTGGCTCACCGCCAGCGACACCGTCGAGCTCGGCCTCGCTGACCGCGTCGACGTCGTCCCCGATGCTGGCACGGCCACCACCGTCGGCACCGACGACGACGTCCTCGTCATCCTCTCCGGCACCGACGAGGACATCGACGACGACGACGAGGCTTCGGCCCGAGCCGCCCGCATCCACGCAGCAGCCGCGTCCGCGCGCGCCGCAGCACCCCGACCCCCGGACTCGACCGAGCCGGGTACCACCGCCAACAAGGAGGAGCTCCCCATGAGCGACAAGTTCCTGGCAGACGTTCGCGACCGGCTCGGCATCACCGACGCCAACGCCACGGAAGAGACGGTCCTGGCCGCCTTCGACCAGCGCATCGCGGCGCCCGCCCCCACCCCCACCGCAGCCCTGCCCGAAGGTGTCGTCGCCGTCGAAGCGACCCAGCTCGAGCAGATGCGCGCCGACGCCCAGGCCGGCCGCGAAGCCCGCGACGCGCAGCTCGCCGCCGCCCGTGCTGCGACAGTCGACGCCGCCGTCGCCGACGGCCGCATCTCCCCGGCGCGCCGCGACCACTGGGTCGCCGCGCTCGCCGCAGACCCCGGCTCCGCCGAGATCCTCGCCGGTCTCGAGAAGGGCCTCATCCCCGTCGACCTGGTCGGTGTCACCGGCGGCGTCGACGAGGCATCCGACGAGGACGCCACGTTCTCGAAGCTGTTCCCGACCGAGAAGGGGGCCTGATCATGGCCACGCCCAAGAACTACCTTCCGCTGTACCGCCCCGGCCAGGTCGTCACCTTCGGTGTCACCACGGCCGTCACCGCCGGCCAGCCGGTCGAGGTCGGCACCACCGACTTCTCCGTCGCACCCGCGGCTGCGGCATCGGCGAAGTACGTCGGCATCGCCGGCCACGACGCCGCCCCCGGCGACAAGCTGGCCGTCGAGGTCAACAAGGTCATCCACGAGCTCAAAGCTGTCGGTGCTGTCACCCGTGGACAGCAGCTCGAGGCCGCCGGCGCCGGAGGCGTGCGCACGCTCGCCGCCGGTAAGGCTCTCTTCCTCGCCCTCGCCTCCGCGGCCGACGGCGCCCCCGTCCCCGTCATCCAGCTCTGAGAGGCAGTACGAGATGAACCTGTACCCCTACACGCCGTCGCAGATCGACGGCTCCACCGCCCAGGACTGGCTCGCCTTCCTGAAGTCCCCGACGATGGTCGCCCGCCGGTTCGCGGAGATCATCAATGCGCAGCAGTTCATCGGGAACTACCTGCTCTCGGGCCGGTACACGATGACCGGCGGCATGATCGCCGTCCCCGCGAACGAGAAGATCCGCACCGACCGCAAGGCCGGCACGGTCGCGCCCGGTGCCGAGTACAAGCTCACGACGCTCAGCGCCGAGGAGTACGAGATCTACAACTCGATGATCGAGGGCCTCGCCACCGAGGTCACCGACGCCGAGGTCACGCGCAGCCGCCGGCAGCCGATCGACGACGCGTTCACGTTCCTGCAGACCGAGCTCGTCTTCGACGCGAACGAGATCGCCCTCGGCGTGATCGAGTCCTCGGTCACGCGCACCTTCGCGTCGAAGGCCGCGTGGACCAACGGCAAGGAGATTCTCCGTGCCGCGTACACCGCGAAGGCGCTGACGCGGAAGCTGAAGCTCGGCTACTCGATCGACACCGCGGTGATCCCCGGCGAGCAGTACGCCGACATCATGCCGGAGCTGCTGGACATCCTGCCGAAGGATGACCGCATGGCGCTCGGGGACACGTTCCCCACCATCGGCGGCATCACCTGGGTGCCCGAGGACGGCGACGACCTCAGCGACCCGATGTTCATCGACCGGCGCCGCTTCGGCGGTATCGCTCGCGAGGAGATCGCCTCGCCGGAGTACCGCCAGGTCGGCGGCGACACCGGCGTGGAGATCGCATCGGTGCGCAACATCGCCCTCGGCGACAAGACGCGCCTGCAGGCGCGGAACGTCCACGTGCCCGTCATCACCAACCCGCTCGCCGCGGTCTACGTCACCGGAACGGAGGCGCCCTGAGATGAGTGCCCACATCGCCAAAGCGCGCGTCGTCAAGGTCGCCGTCGGTTCGGAACGCGGCAACCGGGTCGCGCGCATCCTGTTCGCCGGCGACATCGTCCCCGACGGCGTCTCCGACGATCAGATCGCACGCCTCCTCGAGCGCGGCCTCATCGAGAAGGTCGCCGAGGAGTCCACGGAGGTCGAGCTGCCCGAGGGCGCCCCGACTGAGCGGTGGACGGCTCCGCAGCTCAAGAAGTACGCGGAGACCCACGGCGTTGACATCGGCGCCGCGAAGAACAAGCCGGACGTGCTGGCGATCGTCGCCGAGCACGCCGCCAAGCAGTCGGCACCCGCCGGCGACTGATCGAGACAGGGGGCGATGATGGCCATCACCAAGGAAGACCTCGGAGTGTCGGATGACGATCTCCGGCGCCGCATCATGGTGACCGCACGCCGCATCGCCCCCTGCATCGACACCTTCCCCGAAGGGTCGGAGGACAAGGCCAACGCGGTCGCGATCCTCAAGGGTGTCGTCGCCGAGCTCCCCGAAGCCGGATCCCGTCGTGTGCGGTCTCTGGGCCGCAACGGCACCACGATGTCTTTCGATCTCGAGGCGGCCTTCACGGCGGATATCCGCGCCGACCTCGAGTCCCTGTGCGCCGCCGCGCCCCGCGGGCTCCCTGAGGGCAGCTTCCCCGTTGACACACTCTTCGAGCGTCTGTGGCCGTCGGAGCGGTACACGTGAGTTGGCCGCGGTCGTTCTTCTTCCCGCATCGAGTGCGGGTGCGCGATGCCTCAGGTGGCGGCGGTATGGGAAACGGCTATGGCAGTTCCCGCGAGCTAGCCGCGGAGGTGAAAGACGAGCAGCGTCTCATCCGCACCGCTGACGGCTCGGAAGCCGTGTCGTCATCGACGGTCACGGTTCCGCTTGAGTCTGCCGTCTCGCCCGGCGCGCTTGTGACGGTGTGGGCCGGGACCTCGGCCGAGCGCGAGTCCTCGGTCATCGCAGTGGCGCGCGAGGAGAATCCGCCGCCCCTGCCGTCACATCTCATTCTCTCGCTGAAGTAGGAGGCCGCCGTGAAGGACTACACCCCGATCTTGGGACCCATCGAGAAGGCCGCGCAGGACGGGCTCCGCAACGGCATGAAGGAGATGCTCGCCGTCGCGCGCAAGCTTGCGCCCGTCGACGACCGTGTTCTGGTGCGCTCCGGCGCGGTGAGGATCGATGACCTCACCGGGCAGGTTTCGTTCTCTGCCCGTCACGCACGCTTCCAGCACGAGAACCTCGACTACGAGCATGCGGGCGGCGGTCAGGCGAAATTCCTGGAGGCGGCGGCGGATCAGGTGCGGGTCGAGGACTACATCGCCGCTGAGATCGCGAGGGCACTCGGTGGATGATTCCCAGCTCACCGTCGCGCTCGCGGAGATCCTCGGGGCGATTGAGGGTTGGGAGTGGCGCGTCGGCGGCCCGAAGTATGACGGCCAGTTGGTCGCGATCTACTACGGCCCCATCGACGATTCACCGGATCGCGCAGTCGGCGTGCGTGTCTACGCCGGCGACGACGACGCGCAGTCCTACCTCTCGACACGTCGTGCGCAGCTCCGGTTCCGCGGCAAGAAGAACCGCCGTGACGGCGCCGACGTGCTGGCCGGCGAGGCTTTCGCAGCGCTCCACGGACTCTCCCGGGTGGGAGGGATCAGCGGCATCCGCCGCATCTCCATGTCCCCACTTGGGGCAGACGACAACAACCGCGACCAGCGGACAGACAACTACGAGATCACTCTCGACAACACGGAGGCATCATGGGCAATCGAGTAACCCTTCCCGCGGGCACCACGCTCGGCAAGGCGTTCGAGTACGGGCTGGACGTCAACCTCGGCACGCGCGCCGCGCCGAACTACCAGTCGATCCGACGCATGAGCGCCTACGCGCCTGCGTTCCCGCCGAGCACGGCGGACGTCGCCAGCTACGACAACCAGGGAGACCCGGACGAGGACGTCGACGGCCGCGGGTTCAACGCGTCGTTCACCGTCCAGGGCAACCGATCGGTCGCGACCGGTCTCTACCTCCCCGAGCTCGAGGCGCTTCTCGCAGCGTCGCGGTCGAAGGGTGAGGCAGCCGTCTTGGACGTGCGGTTCTATCACAAGCCCGCGGTCGGCACCCCGCACCCCACCGACGCAGGTCGCGCCGACGTCACCGTGGAGATCACGCGAAGCAACACGGGCAACACCGGCATCGAGACGTTCGCGGTGACCATCACCGGCAAGGGCGGCTTCGAGCCCATCGCGAACCCGTGGACCGGATGGGCGACGAACCCCGCGCCGAAGGTGACCTCGGTCACGCCGGCGGGGCGCGCTGCGGGCCAGCAGGTGACGATCACCGGATCCGGCTTCCTCGGTGCGACCGACGTGAAGTTCGGGACGGTGTCCGCTTCTGCACTCACGGTCGTCAACGACAGCACGATCATCGCTGTCGTGCCCGCCGGAAGCGCAGGCACCGTCAACGTGACGGTCGTCACGCCCGCCGGGACGTCGCCGGCCGTGCCCTACGTCCGCGGCGCGTGAGCGCGCTCGACTTCGAAGCGTGGGCCATCCCGGACCTCCTCCTCTCGTGGAAGGGCAAGGAGTACCGGGTGCCGCCGCCGACGGTCGAGCGCGCGAAGCAGGTTCTCGCTGCTGCCGTGCGCGGCGAGGTCAACCTGGGACTCGTGCCGGGGCCCGTTCCGGAGCAGATCGCTGCTGTTCTCGCCGAGATCGGGGACTCACACCCCGGTCTCGGCGAGGCTGCCTACTCGCAGATGGTGGCGGACGACGTGCCGTCGTACGTGATCGACCGGTACTCCTACCACGCTGTCTTCCACTGGGCCCGCGGGGCTGACTATGCCGCCTTCATCTCGACCCTGCTGTGGGCTCCGCGGGAGCCCGCCGAGGGCGCCGCAGATGGCGGTGAGGGTGCAGCCCCAAAAGGCTAGAGACGGCTGAAGACTGGGCTCCCTATGGCATCGGCGAGCCCGACGAGGAGGGCTGGTACCAGGACTACCGTCCAGTGCCAGCCCACCTCAAGCCTGCGGCCGTCACCGGCTCAAGTCCTGCGGGCGCGGCGCAAGTCGACGGATCGCTGCTCGCACTCGTGACGAACTGGCGCCTCGTCGTCGCGGACATGGCGAAGGAGTACGGGGTCGACCTATTCGACCCGATCGTGCTCGCTCGCCCGTGGCCGGGCGTTCGCACGATGATCTTCTCGCTTCTCGACAGCCCGACGCGGCTGCGTGAGGCGCTCACCAGGAGGTGACCCATGGCAGCTCTCCGGACAGCCGAGATCGAAGCTCTCGTCACCGTCAACACCGACGACGTCGACCGGGCTGACAAGAAGATCAAGGCCACCGGGGAACGCATCGAGAAGAACCCCTTCAAGGTCGACGGTGACGGCAAGGGCGCGGTCGCGGCGATGGACCGCGTCGAGAAGCAGGCCAAGAAGCTCGTTTCGGAGCGCGCCGTCGTCAAGCTGGACGCCGACATCGACCGCGCCGAGAAGAACCTTCAGCGCGCGCAGGACCGCCTCGAGGACCTGCACGTGCGCGCCGAGGGCGGGCTCGATGTGACGGCCGACGTCAAGCGCGCCGAGGCGAACATCCAGAAGCTTGAGCGGAGCCTCGATGGGCTCCGGAAGGCTCGCAACATCGTTGATGTCGATGTAGACCCGGAGCCGGCCGAGTCGGGCCTGAAGCGCTTCCTGTCTCTGTTCAAGCGGCAGACGGAGTCCGCTGGAGACGAAGGCGGAAAGTCGCTCACGCAGGGCCTCGATTCCGCGACGCGTGGCGCCGGGGAGAAGGTCGGCCGGATCATCGGCGGCGATATCGAGGACACGCTGGTGTCGGCGCTGGCTGCGATTCCCGTCGCGGGTGGCCTTGTCCTGGCGGGCGTCGCCGTGGGCAAGGGGATCATCGGCGCGATCCAGGACGGGCTCGCCGTCGAGAAGCGGACCGACCGGCTGGAGGCCCTGACAGGCATCGACCCGGCCACCGCCAGCCGGTTCGCCCGCGCGGCTGGCGAGGCGTACTCGAGCGTTTTCGGTGAGTCCATCGAGGCGAACATGAACACCGCTCGGATCGCTACCCAGTTCCGGATCCTCGACCCGTCGGCGACGGCGAGGGATGCCCAGCTGGTCATCCAGAACCTCGCGGGGATCGCGGATGTGCTCGGCGAAGACGTGCAGCCCGTCGCGACGACTGTCACCACGCTGCTGCGAACAGGCCTCGCGCGAAGCTCCAAGGAAGCCTTCGACATCCTCGCGGCGGGCGCCCGCAACGGGCTCGACCGCGGACAGGACCTGCTCGACACGCTCACTGAGTACCCCGTCGTCCTCAAGAAGCTCGGGCTCGACGGTCCACAGTCGATCGGGCTCCTGAATCAGGCGCTGAACGCCGGCGCCCGCAACAGCGACGTGGCGGCAGACGCGCTCAAGGAGTTCCAGATCCGCGCCACGGATGCATCGGAAGCAAGCGCCACGGGATTCGAACGGCTCGGCCTCAACGCCGAGCAGATGACCGCCAAGATCGCGGCGGGCGGCGACGGCGCGCGCGAGGGCCTCCAGCAGGTTCTCGACAAGCTGCGCGAAATGGAAGATCCGGTCGAGCGGAACGCCGCCGCCGTAGAGCTCTTCGGCACCAAGGCAGAGGATCTCGGCGACGCCCTGTTCGCGATGGACCTTTCGTCGGCGGTCGATCAGCTCGGCCAGGTCGAAGGCGCCGCGCAACGGATGTTCGACACAATCGCGAGCAACGACGCGACGAAGATCGAGGAGGCTGGCCGCGCGATCGAGGTCGCGGCCGACGGGATCAAGGGAGCGCTGGCCGCTGCATTCGCGGAGCCCCTCGCCGACGGCGCGGATTGGATCGCGAGCAATCGTGGTTCCGTGCTCCAGTTCTTCCGCGACCTGGTCAACGGCGCTCTGGACTTCGGCATCGCCGCGAACACCGCGGTCGGCGACTTCGTGTCAGGTCCACTGGAGCAGATGGTGGAGGGGCTGAAGAACGCCCGCCGGATCATCGCTCCGTTCGCAGACACCAGCGACATCGACGAACTTCAGGACTCGATGCGGGCATTCGGCGACAGCACGGATGCGGGCAACGAGAAGCTCGAAGAGATGCGTAGCCGGTTCAACGACTTCATCAATCCGCAGATCGCACTCGGCAACCTCAACGATCGCGCTCGTGACTTCGCGGCCGCGCTGGACGGGGTGACGGCGGCTCAGGACGGAAGCGCTGAGGCTGCAGCCGCTCTCCGTGACCAGACGTCAGCGGCTGTGGATGCGCTGTTCGCGCAGCAGTCGGCTGCCGCGGCTGCGGGCGAGGAGCAGGGCGCGCTAACCGACCGGTGGCGCAACGGGGCCGGTGCCCTTGCTGAGCAGCTTCGGGCGATGGGTCTGACGGAGGTGGAGGCGTGGGAGCTGATCGCGGCGTACGCGGGCATCCCGGAGTCGGAGATCACGGAGATCACGTCGAACGCGCCGGACGAGCAGTCGAAGGTGCAGGCGTTGGTGGATCGGGTCAACTCGATCCCGAATGGCAGCACGCACATCTCCGCAAACACCGGTGCAGCGCTGGGCAGTATCGGGGCGGTCGTCAACGAGCTCAGCAAGGTGAAGGACAAGACCGTCACCGTGTCAGCGATCTCGAAGGTCGGGAACTTCGTCGGTCAGCTGCAGTCGATCTACGGCAAGCCGATGGCGCGGGGCGGTGTGCTCGAGTTCATGGCGCAGGGCGGCGTCCGCGGCGGTGGGCTCAAGCCGATGGAGCCGCTCGCGCAGATGGTGCCTCCGAGCACGTGGCGTGTCGTCGGCGATCGGAGCGACGTGCCCGAGTTGTTCGCTCCGCTGGACGGGTCGGCGCGTTCCTGGGCGCTGCTGCTCGAGGGGTTCCGGCGGATGCCGGGTTCCCCGCCGCAGATGATGGCGCAGGGGGGCATCACCGGGGGATCGGTCGGCGGGCTCGACGCTCGCGCGTTCGCGGCCGAGCTCGGTCGCATCCTCGCCGAGCAGCCGCGGTTCCACATCACCGAGGTGAACCCCATTCACACCGACCCGGTCGCTGACCGGTTCACGGAACAGAAAGAACGAGAGGCGGAGCTGTGACGTATCGACTCAACGGGATCTCGCTTGAGGACGCGCGATTCGGTTGGGTCGTGCGGTCGCGGTCCAAACCGCTCGCGGATCTGTCGAACGTCTTGTCGTCCCTGCGCCGGCCAGGGCGCCACGGTGCGGTCTCGCCGGCGCCGGGCGTCCTGGACGTGCCGACGACGATGCTCGTCATCGAGACCCCGCGTGCCCACCTTCGCACGCTCGAGGCACTCGTGCGGGCCGGGGGCGTCCTGGACTCCACGTACGAGCCGGGGGAGAGCGTGGTCGAGTTCGTCTCGTGCTCGCCAAGCGGGCGCGGCGGCGCGGACAGCGTCGTCGACCTCAGCGTCGTGTTCCGAGTCCCCGCGGCGTCAGCGCGAGGCCCGCTCGTCACCACGACGGCCGCCGCCTTGTCGGCTGCCTCCGTCGCCGTGGGCGGTCTGCTCTCCGGGCTCTCACTCGAGGTGCAGGACGCGATCGTGCGCGTCAAGGGCGCGGTCACCGGCCTGCAGGTCACCGACAGCTCCGGCGCGTGGTTCACCTACACCGGACCCGTCACCGCATCGCAATGGCTCCGGTTCGAGAGCGCGACCGGCCGCGCGTTCCTCACCACCACCGACACATGGACCGGCGGCACGGAAGTATCCGGCGCCGCGGACTTCGGCGGTCCCCGGGGCGCTTTCGAGATCGCGCCTGCGTGGTCGAACAGCCCGGCCGAGCGTGCCGGCGTCCTCACCGTCGCCACCGCCAGTCGCAGTAGCGCATCCGTCCAGGTGCGCGGACGGGCGGCGTACCTGATCTAAGGAGTTCCTCGTGCTCGACATCCGCCTCCGCCTCGCGAACGACGACGGCACCCCGGGGCGGGTGCTCGACACGTCGGAGATCGCGTGGACGGGGTACTCCGCTCAGTCGGTGAAGTTCACCGTCTCCGAGAAGACCTCCGAGAAGCTCGACGCGCCGTTCCTCGTGATCGTCGAGTACACGACGTCGGCGACTGGCCGGTGGAAGCGTGTCCCGCGTAACGACCTGTTCATCGTCGACGAGGACTCGGGCGACAGCGTCGACACCGACGGCGTGGTGAAGTTCACCGGCGCCTCGATGGTGCCGTGGCTCGCCGCGCGCTACCCGCTCTGGTGGCGCGATGGTGATTCAGTCGACGACCTCGAGCGCCGATACACCGACCGCACGCCTGGTTTCGTGCTGCGTGACCTGATCCAGGTCGCGCAGGCGGCTTCGGGGTGGGGCAGCCGCATCACGCTCGGCTTCACTGACTCGACCGACTCTGCGGGGCAGCCGTGGAACCAGCGGGTTTCGATGGCGTGGCCGCTGTTCACGACGCCGCTCAGCCGCGTGATGCAGACCCTCGCTGAGCAGGGCTACATGGAGTGGTGGTCCGAGGGCTACCAGCTCCGCGCCGCCAATCCCGGCACCGGCACCGATCGTTCGGACACCGTCACTCTCGGCGGCCCGGGGTTCTCTCGGGCGCCGGCGTCGCGGAAGTTCGACCCGGCGACGGCGATCGTCGTGCAGTACGAGCTCGGCTGGACCCACTTCAACAATACCGGCGCCGAAGGCCGGTTCGGGAACCTGTTCAAGGTCATGACGCAGCCGGGCGCGAAGACCCGCGACGTCGCCGAGAAGAACGTCCAGCCCGCTCTCGCGGAGTCCCGTGCGATGCAGGAAGAGCTGTCCTACGAGTGGGAGCTCTCCGGCGACGGCGTGCCCGTGCCGTGGGAGTCGTTCCAGGTCGGCGACGTCGTCACCGCCCGCACGCGCCGCGGCAAGAAGGTGCTGCGCGTCATCGGGCTGGACGTGTCGAAGGACTCCAAGGGGCTCGTGAAGGCGACCGCGGTCGTCGGGTCGAAGCTCCTCAGCCTGCAGGCCAAGCTCGCGAAGCGCTCGGCCGCCGCGTCGGTCGGCCAGATCATCGGCGGATCCGGCGTCGCACTGCCTCCCGCAGCGGCGCCGGCAAAGACCGCCCCGCTGCCGCCTGCCGCGGTCCGTGTCGCGAGCAACGTCGGGTCGTGGGGTGAGGACGGCTCCGAGCGGTCCACGGTCACGATCGCATGGGATGCCGTCGCGCAGGCGGTCGACGGGCTCGCCGTCGACATCGACACCTACGAGGTGTGGTCACGGCCGGTCAACGAGCCGATGTCGCTCCTGACCCGTACGACCGCGATGTCGACGACCGTCGAGACGTGGACGCCGGGGGAGGACCGGCTCGTCGCGGTGCGGGCGCGCTCCCGCGCCGGGGTGTGGTCGCAGCTGTCCCCGGAGATCGGGGTCACGCCCGCCCGGCCCGTGTCGATCGTCCCGAAGGCGCCGACCGGCCTCGCCGTCGCATCCAACACGGGCGCGTTCGCATCCGATGGGACCGCGACGGCAACCGTCCGGCTCACGTGGGACGCGGTCACGCAGGCCACCGACGGCGGCCTGGTGCAGGTCGCGGCGTACGAGGTGCTCGCTCAGGACGGGCAGGCATGGACGCCGCTGCTCGAGACGGCTACCCGTGAGGTCACGATCACCGTGCCCACGGGCAAGGCTCGCGGCTTCCGTGTGCGTGCCCGCACAGCTCTCGGCGTGTGGGGCGACCCATCGGCGACGACGACGGTCACCGGTGCGGCACCTGCTCAGGTGACTACCGCAACGTCGGCGCCGGATCTCACGACGGGTCTCGGCCTGGTGTTGATCGGGTGGGACGGCAAGCTCTCAACCGGGGCGGCAGTGCCGTCGTCGTTCCAGCTGCTCTACGCCGAGACGGCACCCGCTTCGACGGGGCCGTGGACGCGTGTCGGTGTGCCCGCTCGCTCGGCCGGTCAGGTCGCGACGGTGCGCGGCACGGCCGGGTCGGAGACGTTCGCGCGGCTCGTCTGGGTCGATACTCTCGGGCGCACCTCGACGGCGTCCGCGGCCTCGTCGATCGTCGTTCAGGCGATCGCGTCGGGCGACCTCGACAAGGCCGTGACGGACGCGCTGTCGAAGGCATCGAAAGATGCCACGGACGCGAAGGCCGCCGCGGCGACGGCAGACGGCAGGCTCACGGTGTCGGATGCGGCTCCGGTCGCAGCCGACGCTCAGGGGAAGCCGGCGGGCGCGGTCTGGTTCCGACGCGACTCCTCGAACCGTTTCATCGGTGCGTGGGAGCTCGTCGCGTTCGGGTGGGTCGCGCGCACATTCGAGAACGCGATGATCGCGACGCTCGACGCGGCGAAGATCAACACCGGTTTTCTCGACGTCGCCAACCGGGTTCGCGCGAACGCGATCAGCGTCCGGCAGCTCCTCGTGGGCGACTTCACCAACCTCGTCGAAGACCCGTACTTCGATCTGGGCGGCACGGTCGCCTGGCAGGGCAGCGGCGGCACGTTCGTCGCCGACGCATACGAGGGGCACGCGACCTCGCTGCGGATCGTGAGCTCCGGTGAGCGCACGCAGCCGGGCATCCCCGTCAAGGCGGGGGACCGCTTCACGTTCTCCTGCGTCTACAAGGCGTCGGGGTGGCCCTCGGGCGGTGCCGGCGGGCTCCGCCTGCAGCAGTCGAAGGACGGCGGCGCCACGTGGAGCGATCTCGCATCGACCACGTTCGGTAACGCCACGGCGTGGACCCCGAGCACGGTCGAAGCAACGATCCCCACCGGCGTGACCCACATCCGCGCGCGGATCGCGTTCGCGGCGTCGGGCGCGACGATCACGGTGAACGGCTTCTCGCTGCGGCGCATGAACGGCGGCGAGCTCGTCATCGACGGCTCGCTCTCGACGCGCAAGCTCAACGTCTCGGAGATCTGGGGCAATGAGGCGTGGCTGAACGTGCTGCGCGCGGGACTCATCGAAACCTCGATGCTGTCGGCGGGATTCGGGCAGAACCTCGACATCACCGCCAACAGTGCGATCACGCTCATCGCCGGGCAGACCTCGGCGCAGGCCGCCGAACTCTCCGACCAGAGGACAGCGCTGAGCGGCGTCGCCGACCAGGTCGCCAACCTCGGCGGGCAGGTCGGTGAGGTCCGTTCCGCTGCGGATGCCGCGGGAGTGGCCGCCACCGCCGCGGCCGAGGCAGCACGGGCCGCGCAGGAGAAAGCGGACGGCCTCGGGGCGTACGTGCGGATCCTGCCGACGGGGCTCGAGATCGGGGCGCCGGGCGCGGCCACATCGGTCATGATCACGCCCTCGAACATGACGTTCAACGTGAACGGCGTGCCGGGGGCCTATCTCGACGCGGGGCAGTTCATCGCCCCGCGGTTCGTGGGTGAGGAGGTCGACTTGGCGAATCTGAAGATCAAGCGGCAGGGCAACCGCACCGTGTTCAAGGCGATCTGATGGCGAGCAATGCATTCTCCCGCCGCGGGAACGTTCGCCTCGAGGTCAACATCGGCCAGTGGGGCCAGAACGTCGCGGCGAACCAGTCGACCGTCGGCGGTGAGGTGTGGCTGGTCAACACCAGCGGGTACACGTACTTCGGCACAGGCGCCAACGGGGTGTCGTGGAAGGTCAGCGCGGGCGGTCAGGAACAGTCGGGCCGCAGCGACTACAACCTCGGCCCGAACGGGCGCCTGCGCCTGTGGCAGGGATCTTTCACGATCAACCACAACCCGGACGGCACGATGTCGATCGGGTACAGCGCGGACGGCTCGTCGAGCGACCTCGGGACCGCGTGGGCGGGCGACAGCCTCCGCCTCGACGACATCCCGCGGGTGTCGGGTGTCACGATCCTGCCGTCGCTTCACGACGTGCGCCCGGATCAGGTCACCACCCTGGTGATGAACCGGGCATCGGACACGTTCCAGCACGACATCTACATGGACTGGGCGGGCCAGCGCGTCGGCCTGCAAGGTGCGGTCGGGGCGCAGTGGGAGTGGCGGCCGGCGTGGTCAATGCTCGACGCGCTCCCGAACGACACCACCGCCGTGAGCACCCTCACCGTGTTCACGCTGGACGCAAACCGGAAGCTGATCGGGTCGGTTCAGCAGAACTTCCGGCTGAACGTCCCGGCATCCGTCGTCCCGACCGTCGGCGACATCACGGTGCAGGACGCCAACCCGACGGTGGTCGCGGCGATCGGCGCCTTCGTACAGGGCGAGTCTCTGCTGCGCGCGACCGTCGCGGGTCAGGGTGTCTACAGCTCGACGATCAAGGCGAGCCAGTTCAGCGTCGACGGGAACACGGCAGCATCCGGCGGGACGGTCCCGCTTCCGACGGCCGGCGATCGTGCGCTCGGCGCGGCCGTCACCGACTCCCGCGGCCGCGTGGGCACGAAGTCCGCGACGATCAAGGTGCTGCCCTACGCGCCCCCGCAGGTGCAGGCAGCCATCCGGCGGGCGACGTCGATCGGCACGCCGGACGAGGACGAGGGCACGTTCCTGCGTGTCGATCTGGTGGCCGCGGCGCAGTCGCTCAAGCCGGCCGACGTCGAGAAGAACAGTCTCACCATCCGGGCATGGACCCGGGAGCGCGGTGCGGCCGCGTGGACGGAGCGCAACGTCGTCACCCCGGGCGGTCTGACGTACAGCACGTACTTCCTCGTCTCCGGTGGCGGCGTCTTCGAGATCACGAAGAGCTACGACGTCCGCATCAGCGTGGCCGACAAGCTCCGCACGGTGACGTGGGAGACGACCGTCTCGACGGCCGACATCCTCATGGACGTCACACCCGACGGCGTCGGCATTCAGAAGTACCGCAACCGCGGTGCTCTCGACGTCGGCGGCGACGGCTACTTCGACGGCGACCTGTTCTCGGGCATCGGCGGCACAGTCATCGCACCGATCGGGTCGACCTGGATCTGGCCTGGGAAGGTGCTGCCCGGGCCCGGTTGGGCGTGGGCGGACGGGGCCGCGATCTCGCGCACACAGTACGCCGCGCTGTTCGCGCTCATCGGTACCGACTACGGGGCCGGAAACGGGTCGACGACGTTCAACCTGCCGAACTCCAACGGACGGGTGGTCGTCGGGTTCGACGCGGGACAGACCGAGTTCAACACGGTCGGCAAGACCGGCGGCGCGAAGACCGTCACCCTCACCCAGGCGCAGATGCCCGCGCACACCCACGGGCAGGTCGTCACCGCCAACAGCGGCGGCACCGGTATCCGGCAGGACTACGACCTGGACGCCAACGGTCTGCAGGCGTACCCGCAGGGCGTGAACACGCTGTCGGCTGGTGGCGGTCAGGCCCACGAGAACATGCCGCCGTACGTCGTGCAGCGGTACATCATCCGAATCGCATAGGAGCACCATGAGCGACCCCATCATCCGAGCAATGCTCGAGGAACAGGCCGCGTCGCTGCGAGCGTCGGCGGCGCAGTTCGACATGAACCGTGCCGCCGCGCTCGCCTCGGCGCAGGATCTCGCGGTACAGGCCGGCGGCGCCCGCGCTCAGGCGGAGAAGATCGAGGCATCCCTCGCCGCCTACGACCAGGCGTTCCCGCCGCCGCCTGCCGACGAGGCGGACGCCGAGCCGGGCGGGGCCGAGTGATGCGCCGGCTGACGATCGCTCACGAGCCGGCGCCGACGGACCCGGGCGCGTTCCTGGACCCGTCCGGTGCTGGCTACCGGATCAGCGGCGACGGCACCGGCCTCGACCAGATCGCCACGTACGCGCGCGAGGTCGCGGCGGAGACCGGCGACCCGGTCGTGTTCTTCGAGATCTTCTGGCCGTGGGAGACCGAACAGACGCAGTCGTGGGATGCCGTGCGCGTGGACACGACGAAGATCGACGCCGCCGACCCGGCGGACTGGTGGATCGAGACGCTCCCGCCCTACGCGGCCCTCTCGGACGAGCAGCGCGAGGCGCTGGGAATCGAGGTCTGACATGCCCACCCCACCCTCCACCGGCGCCGTCACGTCCCCGTACGGTCCCCGCACCCTGAACGTCCCCGGCGTCGGCCCGTTCCACTACGGCGAGGACCGCGGCGGACAAGGGAACGTCGCGCCCGAAGACGGGGTGATCGCGTTCGCGGTGTACTCCGGTGTGTTCGGGAACATCATCGGCGTCCGCGCCGGCGACGTCGTGTGGAACATCGCCCACCACGCGCACCTCAACGGGCGCCGACCCGGCCAGCGGGTCGCCGAGGGCGAGTACCTGGCACCGCTCGGATCGACGGGCCTGGCGACCGGCCCGCACTCCCACACCGAGCGGCGGGTCGGGGGCCGCGACGCGATCCAGTCCGGTACCCACACCGACCCCGCACGGCACTACTCAAGCCCGGCGCCCGCCGGCGGGAAGGGCACACCGCTGCCCGCCCCGACACCCGCAACCGAGTCCGAGGAGGACGACATGCCCATCAACATCCGTCGCGAGTCCACGTGGGTGTCGTACACCCTCATCCCCGGCTACGGCATCACCGCGCACGCGAACGAGCACGGCTTCCGCCTCACCACCTACGCCAACACCGGACGGTGGCCGGGAACGGATCTGAGCTCGGAGCAGCGCATGGCCGTCGGCGAGCGAAACCTCAACGACGACAACCTCCGGTGGCTGCTCAACATGCACGACCTCGTCTGGGTCGCCGAAGACCTCAACAACCGGCTGCCCAAGCCCGGCGAGTTCCGCTACTGCGAGAAGCTGCAGAAGATCCACGACGCCGCCGGCACAGCCAAGGCGACCGTGGACGCGAGCGCGGTCTCGAAGCAACTCGCCGACGTGCTCGCACCGCTGCTGACGAAGGGCTCGTCGGCCTCGCAGGTCGCGGACGAGCTCGCGCGCCGACTGCAGAGCTGATGGGGGAGGAGCTTCCCCCGTCGCTGTTCAACATCCTGCGGGGGGACCTTCGAGATACCCGGTCGGAGATCAACTCGCGCCTGGACGGGCTGGCTGCGCAGATGGTCACCCAGGCGATGCTCGCGCAGGTGCAGCAGAACCAGAAGGAGCGCGACGACCGGCAGGATGCGCGTCTCCGGGAGCTCGAGTCGAAGGAAGACGAGCGCAACCGTGAGGTGCGCCAACTCGCCGAAGACCAGCGCAAGAGCCGAGCACAGCAGATGTTCTCGATCGCCCTGGCGGTCTTCGGCGCCGTGCTCTCAGTGATCGGAGGTGTCGTCGTATGGACGGTCACATCGGGGCTTCAACAGGTGGTCGGCCGATGAGCGGCATCTCGACGCGGGCGTGGATCGCCGCGTACAAGGTGCTGGGCGCCGTCATCGTGATGCTCGTGCTCGGCGCGATCGTCGCCGTCTCCTGGAACAACGCGCAGCTGCGCGCCGAGAACCAGGAGATGTACGCCGACCTGCAGGCGTCGCAGGCGAACGCGCAGGAGCTCTACGAGCAGCTGCTCACGCTCCCCGGCGTCGAGCCCGACGGCGAAGACCCCGCCGAAGTCGCCCCCGTCACGGGTGAGCCGGGAGCCACCGGCGCTCGAGGACCGGCCGGGCCGCGCGGCGCGAACGGTGACGACGGCGAGCCCGGCGTCGCGGGACCGCCTGGCCCGCAGGGGCCGCCGGGCGCCGTCGGCGAAGACGGCTCGAACGGAGCGCCGGGCGCCGACGGCGTGCCCGGTCCCGCTGGCCCCCAGGGCGAGCCCGGCCCGCCCGGCGCCCAAGGTGCACCCGGCGAGACCGGTTCGCCTGGCCCCGCCGGGCCGGCCTGCCCCGACGGGTACACCGCCCGGGAGTTCGCGGTGCAGGTCATCGATCCCGACACCGGACTCCCCACCACCCAACCGGCCGTGCTGTGCGCGGCCAACCCCACGACCTGAGGAGGTCACCCATGTCCGACAAGCTCATCCCCGTAGACGCGCAGATCGCCGCCAAGCGCGGCTTCCTGCGAACCACCGCACAGGCATACGGCACCGCGCTCGCCGGCGGCATCACCACGGTCGGCGTCACCGCGGCCGTGACGGGCGAAGTGCCCCTCGTGGTCACCGCGATCACCCTCGGCGTGGCCCTCGTCTCGCCGCTCCTCGCCGGTGGCGCGTCGTACTTCTCGATCCTGTCCCGCGGCATCCCCGCGGACTACGAACAGGTCGTCGTCGAAGGACACCCCGTCGCGCCCTGATCGCGTCTTGCACCACCCACGCCCCCGGCGTCCCTCACCTTCGGTGGGCGGACGCCGGGGGCGTTTCGTCGTTTCTACGAGGTCAGGAACACGACGCCGAGCAGCACCGCGACGCCGGACGCCAACGTCCCGGCCCACGCAGCCCAGGCGTGCCGCCGACCCGTCGCGATACCGAGCACCGACAGCACCAGCGCGACCACGGCGAGGGCGAGGGCGAACGACGCGTACATCGCGATCGTCGTCAGCGTCAGCGTCAGCGCCCCGGCGCCGACGGCACATGCTACGAGATTGAACGAGTCCGGCGGCTTCGCGGTCACGAGCGCTTCAGTGCCCGTGGCGGTGATGATGGGGCCGGTCGTGACGTCGTCGTGCATGGCTTCACGATAGCCCGTGACCGTTCGGCACTCGGGTGCAGCACGGTTATCGGATCGGCGCCCCGTGCCGGGGAATGCCGCGTCTACGCCGGCCTTCCTCAGCCCAGGGCTCGGCGCCCGGGACGCCGCGCAGGGCAGTCGCGAGGGTGTGGGTTTCGGGGGAGTCGAAGTAGCCGGCCCAGATCCCGGCCGCCCGAGCGAGCACCTCACGCCGGCCGCGCGCCGCCGCGGTGAGCTCAGCGATGACCGGTGCGGCGTCGCGCGTGTACTGGTTGCGTGCGCAGATCGCCGAGAGTTCGACGTCGAGCTGCGTGTCGGGTTCGAGCGGTGATCGCATGGCCGGGGTTCCTTCCTCCGGCCGAGAGGATGCCATCGTACGCCGACATAGGCTGTCCGCATGGACGAGCCCGACGACTTCGACATCGGCTCGGAGCCTCGCTGCGAGGTCTGCGGCACCCTGATGCGTACCGTCGACGGCGGCTACCAGTGCGGCGGATGCGGGTGGGAGATCGATGTTCCGTGGATCGAGCATCCCGGTACCGGAGACACACCTGGCATCCACGGGGGGTGA